TTAAAGGGATACAATGAAAAGAAAGTCCCCGGTATTTACAGAAACAATCATTTGTCAGAGCTGTGGCAAGGAAACCGTAAGGCGCGGAGCCATACAAAAATATTGCGATGAATGTTCTAAAGCCAAAGATATTGAGAGAAAAGCACGTTGGGCAAAGAATAATCCTCCAATATTGACAACAGAACAGATTAAGGCCAATAAAGCTAAGGCAAAAAGCAGAAATATTGAGAGAGGGCTTGTAAACAATAAGCTTACTGTAGAGAATGTCTCTGTTTTTCCTGACGCTAATCTTTAGTGGCTTGTAAAAATCGCAGTACCCTTTTCTTATTCCGGCTCTAAGAATCATCTATGGGCAAGTACAGGAAAAGGTCATATTTATCGCCGAGAAGAATCTAATGCAATGCAAGAGCAAATTGTACTCATGCTTAAATCTGCAATAGTTGGGAAGAAAATATACCGGAACAAAATTTGGATTGATATATATGTCCAGAAACCGGATCACCGGGGAGACGCTATCAATTTTATTGATTTGATAGCCGATGCGATAAAGGAAGCCATAGGAATTGACGATAGATGGTTTTCTATACGGCGTTTAGACTGGCAAATCGTAAAGGAAAATCCGAGAATATTTATCGGAATAGGCCAAGAAGAAGCTTTTGATGCAAAAGTATGTTCATATTGTGGACGGATATTGCCTGAAGAAAAGTTTGGAAAATCAGTAAGAGAGTGCAAAGAATGTACGTCTGAAAAAGAGCATTTGAAAGCCCTTGCGAAAGGGCAAAAGCAAAAGTAATAAAATGCCTTTTCGCTTTACATTTCCGAAACATCCGCTTATAATTATTGCGAACCTGGGCAAAGCCGCCTTGTCAAAAATTCCAGATGTCTGGAATTTTCCAAATCCGCCAAGGAGTTACCATGGGCCAGAAACAGCTTAAAGGCTACCGCCGGGCATTGAAGCGCACGGCAAGGGAAGAGCGGGACAATATCGTATGCCAGTATGTAACCGAAAACTGGGACAAGGTGCTGGTATCGTCGGTTTCCATGATACGCCGTTTGAACTTTAAGACCAGATTCCATATAGCCATGACAATACTGTTTAAGCCGGACAAGGCAGCCAAAAAAGAGGGGAAACAGGCAAAGCCCGCCGAAGCAGCGGGTTGATCAAGCCTTGCGTATACAAGCATGGAGGGGAGCATGGAAGCACGGGGCGCAACGAAAAACGAAGAATTCCACGAAATGTTATACAAACTCGAAGAGGAAAAGTTTTTCGGCGAGGTTACTCTTTACATACAGGACGGGAACATAGAGAGCAGCCGGACAAGCGAGCGGAAAAGCAAGAAAGAAGTCAAAGCGGCGATGGAAGCGCGGCGGACTTGGCAGTCAGCGGTAGTGCCGGGCAAAGAGGGGAAAAAAGCCGTTGGAAAGGGTTAGCTGTGCCAAGTGCGGGGCGGAAATAAAGTATGTCGCCATGCACGACAAGACGGTCGTGGTTGACCTTGAATACACCGAAGTCATAACAGACCGGGGCCGGATTATCGAGGGGCATTTAAGGCACAAATGCCAGGGAAACAGGGATACGCAAACGCCGGGAACGGGGGCTTGATATGGGCAATGCCGCAAACGCCCTCTTTAGCCTTCCTGCCAGCGTCGCGCCGTATCAGTTTAGGTACATGGTTTTAAGGGACAAAACCCCGGAAGAAATAATAGCGGCAGCCGAAAAGCACAAGGACACGTTCATTTACACATTTTTGACTAAGGGCGTGGACGATTGCCTGGATTACAATCCATTGAACGAAGTCCCCGCTCCGATGTCTCATTTTATAGTGAAGCCTATTTATATCGGCAATTTTACGAAGGAAAGCCAAGAGACTGTCATGCAAGAGATAATAAAAAGGGCAGGCATTGAAGAGTACGAAGAAATTAGCGCGTAAGGAAGGGTAGTATAATGCTTGAAGAATCAGACAAAGATAAAGTTATTGAAGAATTAATAGAGCGTAAAAATAATGAGGAGAGGGTGCTTAGATACTTGGAAGCATTAAAACCGAATTTATCAAAAGACGGGAGTATGTGGTGCTATCTTTTGGGGGAGAATTTGCAAGAGGGGCTTGCCGGTTTCGGGGTAACGCCATATAAAGCGGCGGTAGACTTTGTAAATCACTTTGTTTATGAGAAAATCGTCGATAACCAAGCCAAGGGTGCATTATTGACGCACGAATAAGAAAAGCGGCGGAACGTAGGTATGAAGTATGCCAGTGGTAAAAAAGACAGCGGCGCCCAAGAAGAAAAGCCCAGCCAAAAAAACGCCAAAATCTCCGGTTAAAAAGACGGCTAAAAAGCCGGAAAAAAAACAGTCCAAGCCAGTTAAACCAGTCAAGAAAGCCAAGCCGGAAAAGAAACCAGCCAAAAAAGCGGCAAAGAAGCCTATTAAAAAGCCCGCGCCGGAAGTAACAACTACGGCATTAGAACACAGAAAAACACAGAAAAACACAGAAAATAGCCCCCAAATTTACTATGAAATCATTGATTTTTGCGATGTTGACCTTACGCCGAAGCAACGAGATTTTTTAGCGTACTATCTTATGCCAGGGCAGCCCTGCCACTTCAACGCATTTAAGGCGGCGGTAAATGCTGGTTATGCGCCTTCCACGGCAAAAGGCGATATATACAGGTTTTTATCTAGGCCGGAAGTCCAAAAGATTTTAAGAATGAATGAGGCTTTGGAACATCAAGAGAAACACGAGAACGCAAAAAGGGCAAAGGAAGTGAAAACACTCCGAGCGTTTTTTGACCCGATAGACTTTTATGTGAAGAAAACGGAAACCAAATACACAAGAGACGGCGAAGAATATGAGGTATCGGTTATGGCATTGAAAGACATGGAAGACATGACCGAAGAGCAGCGACTTTGCATAGACGGCGTTGAATCGAAGGGGCAATCTTCCATACAAACTTATAAAATGCCGGATCGTGAAAAGGCCCTTGACGATTTGATCAAGGAAGACAAGGAGCTTTCAAAGTCCCTGGACGATGCCGGGGAAGAAGAAACGCGGGAAATTATCATAGAGCGCATAACGGTCAGGGAAACGAAAAGGGCAGAGCTTCCGCCAGAACTGGAATACGAAATAGTTGAAAGCGGCACTGAAACAGAGGATGAGGACGAAGACGAAGATGTATAGCCCCGACGCAGTTATACGGTATGCAGACGCTTTCTTAAAATACAACGAAAAGCCCGTAGAATTCGATCCGTGGCAGGTTTACTTCCTTAAAGACCAGCGGAAATTCATTATCCTGTTAAAAGGCAGGCAAGAGGGCTTCAGCTTTGCGGTTGCCGCTAAAAAATTCATTGAATTGCAGTCGCCGGACGTGGTTAATCAGACAGTCCAGTTTGTGTCTTACAACCTTGCGGATGCGGTCGATAAAATCCGTTACATCTCGATTTTGGCGCATAGCATGTCGGAGAAAAACAGGAAGAAAATCGCATCCGAGACAAAAACCAGTATAGAGTTTTACGATAAAAACGGGAAAACAACCAGCCGGTTAATTTCCATAGCCTGTAGGCCGCCGCGTGGAAAGCCGGGCGACGTGGTGCTTGACGAAGCCGCAATATACGGAAGCTCAAAGTCAAAGCTGATTTATACCGCCGCTTTGCCGTCGATAACAAGGGGCGGAACCATAACCATTGGAAGTACGCCCTTGGGCATGGTCGGCATATTCTACGAAATATACAGCAACAAGAAAAACTACCCTGAATATAATCGGTATACAGTCCCATGGTGGCAGTCCACGGTGCTTTGCAAAAACATCTTAAAGGCCAGGGGCGCGGGCATTGCCGAAATGGACACCGAGGATCGGGTAAGGCTTTGGGGAAAAAAGATATTAAGGCAGGAATTAGCCGCACTTGATATTCAATCATTCCAGCAAGAGTACGAATGTGTTTTTATAGACAGTGCCGAGAGCTATATTCCACTCGATCTCATTTACGCAAATACGCCCGGCATGAGGGAAGGCGACAGGATATTAGCACTCGAAGAGGGGGAAGGGGAAAACCCCGAAGACAAGCTGGAAGTACACGCTTTCAAGACCGCCGATGAGCTTCTTGTCGGGTATAATCCGGCAATCCATGGCGACAGGCTTTTCTTGGGGTACGATGTGGCAAGGCGCAGGGACGCAGCGGTTATATTTGTAATCGGGCAAATGCCAAACGGCAAAAAGAAATCGGTTGCCAATATCGAGATGATAAACAAGCCGTTTGAGTTTCAGCGGAACCAAGTAAGAAAGATAATGAGGCGGTTGCCTGTATACCGTGGGTGCATAGACCAGAAGGGCATAGGGGAAGACACGACCGAAACGCTCCAAAACGAATTCACGGCGACGGTATTAGAGGGGTGTATGTTTACCCCGGCAGAAAAAGAAGAAATGGCAATGGGAGTAAAACAAGGGCTTGAAAGACAGGATTTTTTGCTACAAAATGATAATAAGTTCCATAGGCAGATACATAGCATAAAACGGTTGCCGTCGCCGGGCGGAAATGTACGCTATGACAGCGAGAGAGACGACGACGGACACGCCGACAGCTTTTGGGCTTGGGCTTTGGCTAACAGGGCAATGCCAAGGCTGGGGGAAAAGGACGACTTTTACAAGCAACACCGCAAGAGGCGCGAGGCGGCGGCAAGAGGGACATACAGCGAAATAGTAGACGACGCAACAGTGCCGCCTATCCAGAAAGGGAAATCCGCAAGCTCTGTATTGCGGAAAATGGGGACGAAGTAGGAAGGGCATAGATGAACGTAATAAGAATATCCATTAACTGCGACGGTGCTTATTGTGGCAAGTGCCATTTACAGGAATCGGAAAATCCGCCAGAACATAGGATCGGCCAGCATGAGAAATCAAGCCCTTTACTGTATGAAGAAAATGCAAACCATTGTAGACTTTTCGATAAAAATCTTTCAGCGTCTGGAGAAAAGACCTTGCGTTGTAAAGAGTGTCTTAGTGCGGATATAGGAAGCAAAGCACTGTTTTTTTTCAAACACAAATACAATATAAAGCGTAGGGAAAACAGCGACGGGCCTTGCTGCGGGAACTGCAAAAGGTTTATTTCTACAGGCGAGACCATTAACCTTGTAAACTTTGGGAAACCCGAAGAAAAAGACGTACAGCTTGGAATATGCCAGCTTGCGGAAGAAGAAAAATGCCAGATCACTAAAACAATAGCCATAGATGTATGCGACGCTCATATAGTCAGGGAGGGGACAAATGGCGGGAATGGGTAGGATTGACATGAGAAGCGGCGAAGACGTGGACGTGGGAGAATTGATCCGCAAGCGCATACAGCGCGAAAAGATACAGCCCCCGGCCTTGTATGGCCCAGCCAAGATCAGCTATTCAAACGAAAAGGTAAACGACCAAGTAAAGACGTTTTTCTTTGACCCGCTTTCATTGGAAGCAAACGCCTATGGCACGGTGCGGACAATATCGCCTTATTATGGGCGACAATTAAGCTGCCGTATATTGCGGCGGGTGGCGGAAAAGGCGTGGATTATAAACCTATGTATCGCTACCAGCATAAAGCAGGCCCGGCCTTACTTTAAGGAAAGCACGGGGGAAAACCAGCGCGGATTCAGGATAAAAAACTTAAAGGCCGTGGAAGCGGATCGGGAAATGAACGAAAAGGAAAAGAAAGAATCGCGCCGGTTGGTAGACTTTCTGCTCCATACCGGGGACGTGGAAGATCCGAACCGCGTAGACGATCTGGACAAATACGCTACAAAGATAATCCGGGACTTGTACCAGCTTGATCAAATATCGGTTGAATTACAGCGGACAAGGGGCGGCGAGCTTTGCGCTTTCTGGGCAATAGACACGGCGACTATCGAGATAGCCCTTCCAAATACGGAGCGAACCACCGGGGTTAAATACGCCCAGATAATAAACCATATTCCCTACGCTTACTACCGAAGGGACGAACTGATTTTTGACTGCATGAACCCCAGAACCGACGTAGAGAAAGCCGGATACGGCTATTCAATCGTAGAGCAGGCGATAGACCTTGTTACGTCGTCGATTAACACATTCCTTTACAACGCGGGGTTTTTTACTGAAAACAAATTGCCCCGTGGTATCCTGCTTCTAAATGGGGCCGCCGACCAGGACGAAATTGAAGACATCGAGGATTACATATCTAACCTTATGAGTGGCCCGCCGACTTCACAATGGCGGGTGCCGATTATACCGACAGGGAGATCGAAAAACGCCGACAATGGCAGCGGCAGGCTCTTTGAATGGGTAAACCTCCAGGGAACGAATAAAGAGATGGAGTTTCAGGCTTGGTACGATCTCCAATTATCGGCGATAGTGGCAATGTTCGCAAAGTCCATGGAAGAATTAGGGCTTCATTCCCAGAAAAGCCAGGCTTTATTTGCGGCGAACACCGAACCGAAAATGGAAGCGTCCAAAAGCCTTGGCCTTGGCGACTTGCTTACGTTCCTGCAAAAGCACTTAAACCAGATATTGCGGCAGAAAAACCCCGACTATTGCTTTGAGTTTGTCGGGTACGAAAAGGACGATCTGAAACTGGTTGCCGAAATTGACAAGTCCGAGGTTGACACATGGAAGACCTTAAACGAAAAGCGGGCGGAAAAGGGGCTGGAAGCGATAGACCTGACCACGGTTAAAAACCCCGCCGATATACCAATGAATGTGCAAGCCGTCCAGTTATTCCAGAGCGCGCAGGGAATGGGCGCAATGGGCGGCATGGGCGGAAACCCGTTTGACGGGGAAGGCGACGAAGAAGGCTTTGAAGGGGACGGCGAAGCTGAAGGGGAAGCCCCGGAAGAAGGATCGCAGTCCGAGGGAGACAGTGGGTGGGACGAAATCGAAGCGGCAAGTAGCTCCATGGAGAAATCTTTAAGCGGCGGCAAAGTGAGGATAACGGTTTGAAAAAGTATATTTATCACGCTTATATTCAATTCGTTGATACTACCACTACCCGCAATGTGAATATTATCCATTGGGATACTCTTGTTTCTTCGGAGTGTAAAATAGACAATGGCGACCGTTACGCCGAGTTAAAACAGAAACTTTGGGAAAATGCCGGTGATAAAGTACATTCCACATTCAAAGATAAAGAGAGTATGGGTTTGTTATCCTTCTCATTTTTGCATGAGGTGGAAGAATGAAGGCGCGGCTTAAATGCGAGAGATATTTTTAGATGAGGTGGATCAGGCGTTTGAGAATTTCAGGGACAAGCTGAATAAATATATTGATTATCTGCATTATCTTGAGGCAAAAAAGGCAGATAAATTGACACCGGGGGAGAGGGGGATACTTAAAAAGCATGGCAAAGTACCAAAGAAGAAAAACGCATAAAACAGATAACCCGTCTTTCCAGTGGAATATCACGGACTTTAATATCATTGGGCAAGAGTACACGATTAAAAACAGGGTAACGGGAGAAACAAGGACTATCAGTAAAGAGAAATACCTTGAATTGATAAAAGAGCAGGGAGATAAAAAATAATGAGGACAATGCTTTTTAATTTTTATGAGAATATCTTATGGATTGGTATGTGCGTTTCAATATGGCCCATTGATAGCCAAGTCAAAAGACGGCTTGTTTATTCTTTTATCTTTGCGGCGGTGTTAGCCCTTATTCAAACGTGGAGGGTGGCTTAAAATGGAACATACAGTATACCTTGATGATTTTTGCAAAAAGTTTCAGGAAATATACTCATTCAAAGAAAACCAGCAGGGACTAAAAACCTGTAAATACTGCCGCCATTATAAAACAAGATTATCAGTGCAAGAGGCCGAAGGGTTAAAAGAAAAAGACACCGCTGATTTTTTTGAAAGGGTTTTAGGATCAACCGAATTCAGTATATGCAAAAAAGCCAGTAAAATGGCATTAAAAGTTGTTGTGCGAGAAGATGAAAAACAACCGATAGTAGTTGCTTATAACGGGTATTGTAACCTATTCAAAATGTCAATCCTTAAATTAATAAAGGATTTTTTTACAAGGAAGTTTATATGAAAATAGCGATTGACTTTGACGGCACGTGCGTTACCCACTTATACCCTCATGTCGGAGAGGATATAGGCGCGGCCCCAGTGCTTAAAGAATTGGTAAAGGCAGGGCATAAGCTCATACTGAATACCATGCGCTGCGGAATGGAATTACAAGACGCTATTGACTGGTTCAAAGAAAACGACATTCCCCTTTACGGCGTGAATGAAGATCCGGGACAAAAAAAATGGACGCAATCGCCGAAAGTCTTTGCAAATCTTTATATAGATGATGCCGCCTTGGGGTGTCCGTTATTTTACCCTCTTACTGGTAGGCCCTATGTAGATTGGAATAAGGTAGCAAAGATATTCTTCGAGAATAACGCCTATCATAGCCCCGATCCAATTCTAACAGAGGGAAATAATGCCTAAAAAGCTGTTATTCTCTTTAACCGAAAAGGATTTTGTCATCGAGTATTACAACGGTTCGGGCAAGGGGGGCCAAAACAGAAACAAGATAGCGGCGGCGTGTAGGATACATCACCCGCCGTCCGGCGCCATGGCGTATTGCCAAGAAGAGCGGAGCCAAAAGCCGAACAGGGAGCGGGCTTTTACACGCTTGGTAAATTCCGACAAGTTTCAAAAATGGCTAAGGCTTGAAACTGCAAAGAGATCCGGGGTGATGGACGATATAGATCGGAAAGTGGACGTTGCTATGAAGCAGGTTAAAATAGAAGTGCATGACGATCAAGGCCGATGGCGGGAAGCGACCGACGATGATTTTATCGAAGAAACGGCATGAGCAAGGGAGATGATTATTTTATCGCCAGATTGCTTGGTTTTTTGGCATCTATCCATGATTGCCATATATGCAATTTTCCTTGTGAATTTGTAAGTGGAAGAAACGGGAAAAGCCGGGTATACTGTACTAAATACGGATTGCCAGGGTTGCCGATTAAGCGTGTCCGATGGAACTGTATAGACCGCTTCGGGGGTTTTAACGGTGCGGAAATACAAGAATTGAAGAAACAGCGTAAAGCCGGGAGGTGTAAACTGGTTATAGACGGGGTAACGATATGAAAGAATATATATCCGACAAGAGCGAAAACGATATGAAGGTTGTTTTTCACGACAAAGAAAAAACAGCCTACCCTATAGGAGTAAAGTTATATAAGAACGGGGAATTGGCTTTTTTAAGCATGGTAGACGCTATTTGTTTAGTAGACCTTTTGACAAATGCAATTAAGGAAGCCACAAAATGATCGAATACCGAGTTGTAAGGCAAGACGATCTTAATACTTTAACCAAAGATGTCAACGAATTAATAAAAGAGGGATGGATGCCCCAAGGCGGCGTTGTTATAGATTTTAATACAATGGTGGTAAAAAACGAATATTCAGGAAGGATAGAGTTTAATTGCAAACAGTATATGCAAACAATGATACGGGGAACCGAGGAAGAAATAGAAAAAATGAGGCGGTGGTAGCGGCATAGTATGAGCGCAGAACCTTTTGAATTGCTTATAACCGACATAAACCCCGAAAACTACAGAGACAAGCTGATGAAGGCAGCCCGCAAGGTTACGCAATTTCTGGGCGTTCCTATGGCTGGTCTAACAGGGGCGCATAGGCAAGAGCCGTATTTTTACAAGGTACAGCAAGAGCTTTCCGACCAATGGACGGGTTACTACCAGAAAATAATCAAAAAGGTATACGAAACGGTTGTAATCGCCCTTGATCTTCCAACGGTACAGGTTGAAACGCTGAAAAAAGCCCTGGGGGATACCGGGAACTTGCGGTATCGGGGAACGGTTATTTATAACCCGGAAACAGGGCAGCCCTTAAAGATAAAAGAGTTTCAAAACCTGATTGACGCAATAGAAAAGTTTTTGAACCGAAACACGGCGGATATTGCAAAGCGGATAGTCCTTGACTCCGTATCAATCGGCAAGCTGTTACAGCGGATGGCAAAGCATCAATCGACCGCCGCCATGGGGCAGTTAAAGCTGGACGGATTGAAGTATAGGGGAAAAACCTATGAATGGATACGCCGCGACATTAAAAACCTTAAAAGCGTTTTAGGGCAGCCGCTGACTGGGCCGGAAATGGCAAGGTATCAGGTGGCGCAGGATCATGTAGCGAACCTTGTTACAAGATCGAATAACAAAATAAGGGACGAAATAAAAGACACGGTGCTTAACGGCATACTTGCGAAGCGGTCTAAAGGCCAGGTCTCCCAAGACTTATTCAATCGGCTGGGCAATCTGAATCGGGACTGGAAGCGGATCGCCGATACCGAGATAGTCAACACGTCGAACCTTGCCGGGATATTGCAAGAGGTCAACGACACGCCGAAGGGCGAAAAGGTTTATTTTCGGCGGTATGAACTGCCGGGGTGCTGCGAGAAATGCGCGAAAGTGAACGGGCTTATAGCCCTCTGGTCAAATGCCCCGCTTGACGACGAAAGAATAAAGGATCCCTATGCGAAAATTGCTATATGGGAAGGCAAGCCCCAAGACAAGGGCGTTGCAACGGGTACGCTTCACCCGAATTGCCGGGGCGGGTGGGTACGCTGGGGCGGAAAGCGGGTAGACGCAATGGCGGCCCAGATACAGGGGAAAGCGGAAAAATGGGACGAAGCGGTAAAAGAGGTAAGGGAAGAATACAGGGAAAAGGGAACCGAAAACCCAAACGATCAAACGGCTGGTTATGTGGATCGGATAAATGAGATTTACAGGAAGAAGCTGGGGGAAAGCAGTTGAAATTCTACCACTGGACGAAAAAAAGGACGTGGCAAAAAATACGGGCTTGCGGCTATCTAAAATCCGGCACTTACTTTGCCCCTACCCCTTGGCTATGGAACGACGAAAACAACAGCGGGAAATATGGGACTGTTTTACTTGAAATAGACTATGAGCCGAAAAGGGCAGGCTTTGGAAAAGAGCATAATTACGGCTTCGATCCGCCACCCGGTGAATTCTGCGTACAGTTTAACATCTTTAAGAAAATCCCATTGTCGGAAGTGAGGCTGGTAAAAGACATTAAGGCGTTAAAGTACCTTAAAAACGAAAAACCACAATGTATGGAGGCGGTGTGATGGAAGAGCTTAAGACGGCGGTTAGCGCAATGAAGCAAGCGGAAGAAGCCCTTGCAAGACAGGGGTTTACTCTTAAATGGAATATACGGATAAAAACAAACCGAAGGTTTCTCCGTAACACGGCGGAGCGGATTCTTGCCGACGCAATGAAAGCGGAGCCGTTGTCTTGTAAAAAAGCGGCGATAGAAAAGCCAGCGGCGGCCCCATTGCC